GCGTCGATCTCTCCACCGGCATTGCCGGCGATCTGACCGTCGCGCGCCATTTCAACGACGAGATCGCGGCCTGGGCGGCGGTGGCGGAGGCGAGCGCGGCGGCGTAAGCCGATAGGCTCATTCCTCGCCGAACAGCGCGCGTTGTGCCTTGTCCAGTTCCTCGGCGTAGCGGCGGCGGACATAGGTTTCGGTGACGATGCCGAGCACATGGCCGTCCGCGTCGAGCACCGCCAGTTCGTCGGTGGCGGCGGTGTCGAATGCCTTCATCACCACGCCGAGATCCATGTCGGGCGACAGCGCCGCGTCCGTGGCATGGGCGAGCGTGGCGGCGGGGGCCTCGCGGTCGACGCCCTCGGCGAAGGCGGCGGCGATGGTGACGACGCCGGCATAGCGCTCGTCCTCGTCGACCAGCACGACCCGGCTGGTCGCGCCGAGCGGGAAGCGGCGGCGGAGTTCCGCGATGGTGATCGCGGCGGGGGCGGTGGCGGCGCCACGCCGCATCATCCGCCCGGCGGTGAGCGCCTTCATCCACCCCACGTCGCGCGCGCTCTTGATCGTCTCGCCGCGCAGGTGGAAGCGCCAGGTCGAGAAGGAGTACCCGAACAGCTCGCGGACGATCGTCGAGGAGACGAGCGAGGCGGCGAGAACCGCGCCGGTGAGGCTGAAGTTGCCGGTTGCTTCAAGTACGAGCATGGTCATTGTGAACGGGCCGCCCACCACCGCCACCGCCAGCGCCGCCATCCCGACCAGCGCGGCGTTGGCCGGATCGAGGATCGGGAAGCCGACCACCAGCGCGAGGAAATCCGCGTAGAGATGGCCGATCAGCGTACCCAGGAATAGGGAAGCGAAGAACAAGCCGCCCCGGAAACCGAAGCCCAGCGACACGATCGACGCGCAGCTCTTCGCCAGCAGCACCCCGGCGATGAAGGCGACGGGCAGCGCCGACATCATGTCGATATGCAGCGCGCTGTGCCCGGCGGACAGCGCCTGTGGCGACCAGGCCGCGATCGGCATCAGCAGCAGCCCGCCGATCGCCGGCCGCGCCCACCCCGGCAACGACGCCCGCGCGCGCACCTCCACCAGCGTCACCGCGCGCATGATGAGGATGCCGTAGAGCGCGCAGATCGCGGCGAGTCCGGCGTACACCAGATAGCCGAAGGTGTGGATCGCCGGACCCGGCTGGACATGCACGATATAGGGCACCACGCCGAGCCGCTGCGACACCTGCGCCCCGGCCAGCGCGGCGGCGGCGACCGGGGCGATCGCGGCGGGGGTATAGGCGCCGATCACGATCTCGAACGCATAGAAGGCCCCGGCGATCGGCGCGCCGAACGCCGCCGCGATCGCCGCCCCCGCCCCCGCGCCGACCAGCACGCGCATGTCCGCCCGCCTGAGGCTGAGCCAGCGCCCGGCGAGCGAGCCGAACAGCCCGCCGACCTGCGCATAGGCCGCCTCCAGCCCGACCGACGCGCCGACGCCGTTCGACAGCATCGTCTGCCCGGCGATCACGCTGCTGTCCGCCTTGGACATGCGGCCGCCGTGGAGCGCGTTCGCCTCCACCGCGTCGACCAGCGGCCGCTTGCGCGCGCGCACCGCCCAGGTGAACAGCGCCAGCGCCGCCCCGCCCGCCGGCAGCACGAGCAGCCGCCACGGATCGAGCGATTCCGCCCCGCTCAGTCGGACATCGGCGGGCAGGCCGTAGAGGATATGCTGAAGCCCGCGCGCGATCCCGCCGATCAGCACCGTCGCCAGCCCCGCCGCCATGCCGGCGACGATGGCGAGCGCGATGAACGAGAATTCGCTGCCGCGCACCTTCTGCCGCAGCCAGCGCAGCCACGCCGGCACGCGGCGCAGCAGGCGCGGATTGGGATGAGGCAGATGGAGGTGCGGGACGGGACGCATCAGCCGGATGGCATGGAGCGGGCGGGCGGAGATGTCACGCGCGATGTGGGGGGGAGGTGGGCCGTGACCGAGAACGATCGTGAGGGTTTTACGCGGCGTTCTTATGGTCGCATCGCTTACGGAACGGCTTGAGATGGTAGTTAGCTGCAGTGGGCAAGTTTCCACACGAACGTAACGGCGCCAGCTAAAGCCGCCACGAACCACAGGCAGCCCCACCATGGGACCGGTTGCGAAAATCGATCCCCGAGTGGATCACGCTCCTCCCAATACGCCTCAGCAGTCGCCACCAGCTCTTTAAGGCTGGCATCATCGGAAGCAGGCTCACCGACAGCTTCCAGGAATCTTTTGAGAAGTTCCCGTAATCCACTGACATCCACAGCATGGGCTATCGGCGTGATGATCACCCGTCTCCCATCCGCCTCGATTGCGAATTTCTCTCCGGAGGAGCCAAAAGCGCGTGCATAAACGCCGTGGCGAACATCCTCCGCATCGAGACATCTTTCGGCCATTTTGATCGACGGAAACATTAGCAACGCTTCATCTGTTTCGACGAAAATGGGCATCATCGTCGCAACGTGCCATCGTTGGCGAGTGTGCGCTAGTGGCGTGAGTTGCCACCCCCGCCACCCCGCGAAATTCGTGGCATCGCACTGGGATGTCATCGCCAGGAAATCGCCCCTCGAGGGTGATGCCAGCCTCGCTGGTAAGACGGGAGTAGCTCACGAGATTGAGAACCAAATAGGCACAAAACGCTTGACAGCGCGGCGCTGTTTGGGTACATAACGGGAACGCTGACGAATTGCGACTCCGGGCCGGCGGGCGGCTTTCCGGTGGCGCGCGTCGGCGGGGAGACGGGCCGGTGCGCGCGGACGGGAGTCACGCTGCGCCCGGCCCGTCTCCGTTTGCGGGTTCGGGCGGGAGAAGCGGAGATGGGCACGGACGGAGACAGCGCACCGGCGCAGGCCGGCGCGAAGGGGAACGGCGGCTTTCCGCGCTGGTCCGAGGCGGGGCGCGAGGCGTTTCTCGATTGCCTCGCCGCGACGTGCAACGTGGCGGCATCGGCGGTCGCGGGCGGGGTGAGCGAACGGACCGTCCACAAATGGCGGCGCAAGGACGTGGCCTTCGCGCAGGCGTGGGGCGAGGCGCTGGCGCTCGGCTATGAGATGCTGGAGACGCGGCTGGTCGGCCATGCGCTCGGCGGGGAACAGAGCGGCACGATCGCCGGCGGCGAGGCGATGCCGCCGGTGTCGGTCGAAATGGCGTTCAAGCTGCTCAGCCGCCACCGCGACGCACCGGGCAAGCCGCGCCGCGCCACCGGCTTTCCGCGCCGCTATGCCGACAAGGACGACAGCGACCGCGTGATCCTCGCCCGGCTCGCGCAGATCGAGGCGCGGCGCGCGAAGATGACGGCGACGGGCGGCGCGAAGTGAGCGGCGGCGGAAAGGTCGACCCCACGCATGAGATCATCGACCGGCTGCTCGCGCTGCCGCCGCGCGAGCGGCGATCGGCGCTGCTGGCGATGACGCCGGCGCAGCGGCGCGAGTTCCGCGATCGCTGGGCGGCGTGGGCGCATGACGGGCAATATGCGCCGCCGGGCGACTGGCGCGTGTGGCTGATCCGCGCCGGGCGCGGCTTCGGCAAGACGCGCGCCGGGGCGGAATGGGTGGGCGCGCTGGCGCGGGCGACGCCGGAGGCGCGGATCGCGCTGGTCGGCGCGACGCCCGACGACGTGCGCAAGGTGATGGTCGAGGGGCCGAGCGGCCTCATCGCGCTGGCGCATGAGGGCGAGCCGCTGGAATGGCAGGTGACGGCAGGCGTGCTGCGCTGGCCAAACGGGGCGAGCGCGACCGTCTATGCCGCGACGGTGCCGGAGAAACTGCGCGGGCCGGAGCATCATCTCGCGTGGTGCGACGAGCTGGGCAAATGGGGGCGCGGCGGCGAGGCGACGTGGGACAACCTCATGCTGACGATGCGGCTGGGCGAGCGGCCGCGCGTGCTGGTGACGACCACGCCGCGCCCGACGCGGCTGATGCGGCGCGTGATGGCGCTGCCCGGCGTGGTCGAGACGCGCGGGGCGACGGCGGACAATCCGCACCTGCCCGAAAGCTTCGTGGCGGCGATGGCGGAGAGCTATGGCGGGACGATGCTCGGGCGGCAGGAGCTGGAGGGCGAGCTGATCGACGAGGTGGCGGGCGCCTTGTGGACGCGTGGGCTGATCGAGGCGCGGCGCGTGGCGCTGGTGCCAGACGCGGTGCGCGTCGTGGTGGGGGTCGATCCGCCGGCGGGCACGGAGGGCGACGCCTGCGGCATCGTCGCGGTGGCGCTGGGCGCGGACGGGCGCGGCTATGTGCTGGAGGACGCCAGCGTTTCGGGCGCGACGCCGGAACGCTGGGCGCGGGCGGTCGCCGCCTGCGCCGGGCGGCGCGGGGCGGATCGCGTAGTGGCCGAGAAGAACCAGGGCGGCGAGATGGTGCGCTCCACCCTGCTCGCCGCCGATGCGGTGCTGCCGGTGCGGCTGGTCCACGCCAGCCGGGGCAAGGCCGCGCGGGCCGAGCCGGTCGCCGCGCTCTACGAGGCGGGGAAGGTATGGCACGCGGGGGCGTTCCCGGCGCTGGAGGACGAATTGTGCGGGCTGTCGGCCGGGGGCGGTTACGAGGGGCCGGGGCGCTCGCCGGATCGCGCGGATGCGCTGGTGTGGGCGCTGACCGAGCTGATGCTCGGGCGGCGCGACGCGGCAGCGGTGCGCGAGCTTTGACGCATTGACGCCACCCGGCCTTCGCCGGGCGGAACGGATTGGCGGGAGATTGAGATGAAATTGTTCGGCTGGAAGGGCACCCATCAAAGTAATACTTTGATGGGACCCAACGCCGGGCGCGAAGGGTCGCGTCCGGCCCTGTCGCGCGCGGGCACGTATTTCGACGAGGCGGGGCGCTGGCCGCAGGGCTACGAGGCGCAGGTGCGCGCGGGCTATTGCTCCAACGCGATCGCGCAGCGCGCCGTGAAGCTGGTGGCGGAGAGCGTCGGCGGAGCGCCGCTCGACGGTTCGCCGGAGCTGGCGGCGCTCGTCACCGCGCGGGTGGCGGGGGAGCGGCTCGCCGGAGTGATCGCGGCGCAACTGCTGCTCCACGGCAATGCCTTCGTGCAGGTGCTGCGCGACGCGGACGGCGGGGTGGCGGAGCTTTATCCGCTGCGCCCCGAACGGATTGCCGTGGAGCTGGACGCTGGCGGATGGCCAGCGGGCTACGCCTATCGCGTCGGCGGGCGGGTGACGCGGCTGACCGACGAGGAGGTGATCCATGTCCGCGGCTTCAATCCGGTGGACGACCATTACGGGCTTGGCTGCCTCGGCGCTGCTTCGGGAGCGATCGCGATCCACAATGCGGCGGCGGCGTGGAACAAGGCGCTGCTCGACAATGCGGCGCGGCCGTCGGGCGCGCTGGTCTATGACCCCGGCGACGGATCGGCGATGTCGGCGGAGCAGTTCCGCCGGCTGAAGGAGGAGATGGAGGCGGGCTTCGCCGGCGCGGGCAATGCCGGGCGACCGATGCTGCTGGAGGGCGGGCTGAAGTGGCAGGCGCTGAGCCTGTCGCCCGCCGACATGGATTTCGTCGGGCTGAAGGCGGCGGCGGCGCGCGAGATCGCGATGGCCTTCGGCGTGCCGCCGATGTTGCTCGGGCTGCCGGGCGACGCGACCTACGCCAATTACAAGGAGGCCAACCGCGCCTTGTGGCGGCTCGCCGTGCTGCCGATGGCGGACGCGGTGCTGGGCGCGCTGGTCGCCGGGCTGGCGCGATGGTTCCCGGAGGGGCGGCTGGAGATCGACCTCGATCGCGTGCCGGCGCTGGTCGAGGATCGCGAGCGGCTGTGGCGGATGGTCTCGGCGGCGGACTTCATCACCGACGAGGAGAAGCGCCAGATGGTCGGGTGGTCGCAATGAGCGCGGGCATCCTGGCGCAACTGATCGCGCAGGGGTCGGCGGGCGGCGCGGACCTCGCGACGCTGCGCGCGATCGCGGAGGAGGCGGGGGAACTGGGCGCGACGCGGGCGCTGACCCGGCTCGGCCTCGCCGACGACGAGGCGACGCGCGACGTGGCGGAACTGCGCGCGCTGCTGACGGCGTGGCGCGACGCCAAGCGCAGCGCGTGGAAGGCGCTGGCGGGATGGATCGCGGCGGCGCTGCTGGCGGCGCTCGCGGTGAAGCTGGGGTTCGGCCAGTGGGTACGGTGACGCGCATCCGGGGCCATGCCGCCGTCTATGACCGGGTGGACCGCGCGGGCGACGTGATCCGGCGCGGCGCGTTCGGCGCGCCCGGCGCGGTGCCGCTGCTGATGCAGCATCGCGGGGAGCCGGTCGGCACGATCGAGGCGATCGGCGAGGACGCGCGCGGGCTGTGGATCGCGGCGCGGGTGGACGACGCGGAGGCGGCGCGGCTGGTGCGCTGCGGCGCGCTGCCCGGCCTGTCGGTGGGATATCGCCCGGTGGGCACGCGGCAGGGGGCGTGGCGCGAGATCCTCGCCGCCGAGCTGGTCGAGGTGAGCCTCGTCGCCCAGCCGGCGCAGGCGCTCGCGCGGGTGGAGACGATTTCGGACGATTGAGATCGGGGACGGTCCCCGATCCGTTCACCGGGCGCGTTCGCGCGGCCGGAATGTGGAGGTGTGCATGGGTGAGATGGTGATGGCGCGGCCGGTGCTGGAAGGTGCGGCGGCGA